ACTTATGAGCTCGGCGTTATATGCCTGCCGGAAGGCATCTTGCCCTGCTGTGTAAGCCGACACACCATCGGCACTATTGTTTGCGAGTTCCGTTGTTAGAATGCATAGCGCACCGTTATCTTTGCAAAGTTTTTGCGCAAGTGACGTGTAATATGATGTTGCATTTACAGCAGCTTGCGTAATAGAGGCAGAGTTTTGAGTTGCTGTGAAAATAACAATATCTGGCTTGAACAAGGGAATCATTCGCACTGCTCTGCTGTAGTATTCAGGCATAGTCTGCGCAGAAACCCCGCAAGAAGCTACCTGAAATGCGAGGCTGTTGATATCCGAGACAGCATGGCAGGCCCTCGTTATTGCCCCTGCGCCTGTCACAGCAACACCCAGTGGACCTGCCTCACCAGCCCCTACAGACGTTGAATCCCCGAAAAACATTACCTTCACAACACTACCTCGCGCAAAATACTGTACTCCGCACAGTACCCCATAACCGCGATCTTTGGGGTCTGTCCAGGTTGGAACGCTCCCTGCCGAAGTAACCGCAAGATTGCCCGCAACTCTACGGGTTCGCCATGTTCGCCCTCCGGGCGGCGATGATCCCCAGAATAAAGCACCATTTGTAGTATTCCCGAATAGCGCAAGGGTCACGTTTGTGCCAGTTGTTGGAATATAGGTACGCACATGCAATAACGGTAACGTGCCACCATCTGAGCGATTGATGCTAGAAATTGGCATAATGTCAGAAAGATAAAAATCCGGGTTGACACTTGTCCCGGCTGAGGCCGGAAGCGTAATTGGAGCGGCAGCAGTTGGTGTGATACCACCAAACGAAACTGGGATGCATGATCCAGCTACAGGATTACTGGGATCAGACCCATTCGACACGCCAATAGACACATCACCGATCTGATATCCGGATGGTTCATTGTTCATGAAAATCAACTGAACTGCATCAAAATGCTGCTCCAATGTAACCTGATTCATGAATGTCATGTTGCTCTGCTCACCCCCTGTGTTCGATATATTCGATACCGTAAAAATACGGGTGCCGATATTATTGAGCTGAAGCTTTCGCGGCGAATCTGCACCCGCAGCAGGTATGATTTTCACTGCTGATACCCCAGGCAGGATGTGATTGAACGCATACTCATTGCTGTTCCTCATACGGGATTTGTGAGGGTGTCCCCTGCTGTTCAGGCATCTGGGGCATCCTTAGTGTATCTGGTTGTGGATTATCTCGCATCTCGGGTGCACTCGCAATCAGGTCACCAGCATCCACCGCAGCAGCAATGGTCCCCATCACGATGTCCTGAATCTGCTCAGGTGTCATACCTGCCTGTACTGCACTGATTCGCTGCGTCTCGGCCTGGTACGCCTTGATCTCGGCCTCGAACTGCTTGATGTGCATCTCCTTGGCTTCCATCGATTGCTGAACGTTCTGCAACATTTTGAACATCTGCTGCATCTCGGCGTTCATTGCCTCCATCTGCTGATTGGCTGCAACCAGAGCGGGGTTATCCTCATCAGCCATGACCTTTGGATCAAGTGTCTTCTGAAGCCGCTTGGCAAGGTCCTGAGCACCCGGCCAATCCATGTTCTTGACGAATAGGTCACCGGCAACCTGCCACAGTTGCGGGTTGCCTTGCAGCAATTGAGCCATCGACTCAAGCGCTTCTTGCCGCTTGGTGGCGTACCCTGGACCAGTGATAACCCGCACGTCGTACTTGCCTACGCGGGGGTTGTATATCTTGTCAACCACCACACCACCCGGTCCCATGATCTTTTTGACCGGCTCCTCTTGATCCGGGTTCATCTTGACCGTCGACGGTTCACCATCTTCACCGAGGATTCTGGCCACCCGTGCGGTGTCGTAAATCTTCGGGATCAGGTCTACCAATTGGCGACCGATATGGCGAACCGCACGCGCCAGGTTGTCAGCGTAGTGGTATGTGCCAACATCTGATTCGCGCTGTCGAGCGAGAATCGCCTTGCCAGAGCGCTCATTGCTGGTCATGCCCAGCGATGCGTTGTATTGACCAGTCGTCGACTTGATGTCTTCCGATGCACCTGCCTTGGCTTGCAGAAGACCGCTGGACGCCATTGGAGGCTGCGCCCGTTGAGGCAGTGGAAGCACAGCACCCTGGCCATCGGTGACATCCGGGTTTACTTCCAGATACGGCCAGTTCTGGGTGTTGGCTGTTTTCCACTGCTGCTCATACCCCTCGAACTGACCACCGTACCCGATAAAAGGTGCCTTGGGGGCCAGTGCCAGCATCTCGGCTTCTTGAGAGCAATTGTGAGTAGGCACCATGCCTTCACCAGCCAGGAATAGATGGTTGTCGCTGGCAACGGTGATGCACTTCACCGGAACACTGGCAACTCGCTCAACTGTCGCGATGCCGAATCGCGTGGTACGCCGAGGATGATGCAGTCGGTCAATAGTCCGCGCAATCTTCCTTGTCAGATTGAACACCCTCAGATCATCACGACACGAGAACGATATCTGCCAGTGATCCGCGCCATGGTATGTCTTCCCGTTCGGGGAATTGATCACACGCCCATCGCGGGCAACCACCCCGAACTTGACACCAAGCGATCGCAACAACTCGCAGATTCCATCTCGGAGCGTCGGGGATGTGGTAGAGATCGAGCACTGCCCATTCGCGCCAACCGACCCGTCTGTGTCCATCAGCCCGCGAAGCAGTTCCAGCCGATCCTCGATTGATGCTCTGAGGTAGCAGTCCGGAACGTGCTTGTTGCCGAGCAGATTGAGAGCAACCATCTCAGATCGAACACCGTATACGCTGAACCTGCACGCCGTGGACGATGCGCGCAGGTTGCCGGCGTCCAGCCCGCGAGATACGAGAATATCAATCATCTCATCAGCGTCCGCCTTGTTCTGAGTGATGATTGGACCACTTGAATCACCATCTCCCAACCACACTCCCACGAAATATGGGTCAAGTGGTACCGATCTACTCGTCTGGAGGGGTCTTGTCACACGTATGAAATCGTCACCCGGTACCAGATCGCGGGTAGAGACGGTCAATGGTGACCATTCAAACGTGGCACTGGTGCGCTTTCCTCTGCGCTCCACTCGCCATTGATGGTTCCCGCTGGCGACAATGGACGATCCATCATCAAACGTCACCCTGTAGCAGTCCTCGTTCAAAAATACAGCGGTTGTATCAACCACTTCAACAGGAGCACCACACTCGTCAAATACCTCGTCACCCGGACGCAGTTCACCAATGGTCGACCACCCGTGGGGGGTCGGGACGGGGGTGTCGAGAGCAAGGGGCCAATAATTGTACATGCGCTGAGCATCCTTGGCGTTGCGCACCAGACCGCTCACGTACAGTTGACCATCAACCTCGAACTCGTTACCAACCACCCTCACAACCGGGATGAACGATCCAGCCCATTCACTCTCCTCCAGAATCTCATAGCCGTTGGTCTTGCACCACTTGACTCTCTCACGATCCGACTGCCGGGAGCGCAGAGGCTTGCCGAACATCGCCCGCAACAGGCTGTCCTCGGGGGTGCCGGTGAGCGCTGTCTGATTGCCGGGATACAGATTGAGTGTCGCCTTTTCACATTCGATGTAGAAATACTCAGCAACACGCACAGTGGTCTCACTGATCCACTGATTGATCGATGAGTCGCCTATCCCCCTTGCCGTGAGGGTGCTGATTGGCGAAGCCTTTGGGTATGCCCGTTCGTATTCATCCTTGGTCATATCATCAGTGATGAAGCACCACCGAGCATCTGCGCCAGCAGGGTCCTGGATCATTGGGTCCATGTAGACCGAGAAACTGTTGCGAATGCGCCCGATCTTGATCTCCTGATCGAACGATGTGTCATCGCAATACTCGGTCAGGATGCGAAGATAACCTTCACCATACGTGACCTGGTTCTCACACGCAGTGTCGTAGGCCACATCTGCGTCAGATGTGTACTCGATGTGGCGAATCACACCGTTGAAGACATCGGCCATCTCGATGTCACTCTTGTCGTCAACAGGGAGCACCTTGATCGTTGGCCGGTTCATCCGCTGCTCATTGGTGATCTGCTTGACGTGCTGAGGCAGCTTGTTGACGGTCAGACATGGGCGAGCACTGACGACGGGTCCTTGACTCGATCCACGGGTCTGGAGCACATCGTTCGGCCACTGCCACTGGTTGTCCGGAGACCCAGCGTAAAACCGCAAGTCGTCAAGTTCGCTGTCACGGGTTCCAGAGAGCGCTGAAATCGCCATCGTCATGCGGCTGCGCATGACAGACAACACGGAATCGTCTTTGGCAACATTCGACGCAGCCACAATCCCAATCGAATCTGTCATTCCTCAATCACTCCGAGGGTGTGTTCTTCTCGCATGACAAGCAGGTCCTCGCCTTCCCATCGAAGGTCCTGTCCGATGCTATCCCCAAAAACTACCCTGTCACCAACCTTCACGTCTACGGCATCCGGTCCGGCAGAGATGACCACACCTGTCCCGGTATGCTTCTTCCGCAAAAGAATGAACAGGTCATGCTTCTCCATGTCTGGCCGCACAATAAGACAATCCTGAGTCGCTTTGAGCACCGCTTTCTTCTCCATTGTTGTTTCAATCCGCTCCAGACTTTTCGGCCAGGTGATGATCTTCCCCATTGTTGAATCTGACATCATGCACCCATCCAGCTTGCAGAACCTGCGCCGCTCTGAGCATTGACGCGCAGAGGTTTACGATCATTGTACTCCCGATGTGCGACAGGGAATGCAAAAGTTACAGCGATCGCATCAGCAGCGTCAGGTGACGCCAACCCACGAGCCTTCATCTCCTTCTTTCCCTCCAGGAATATGGTTCCGGCGGAGTTCGGCTTCTTCATCGGTCCGATCAGATCGGCTTTCAGCAACCTGTCCTGCGGCAAGCTGGCCGATCTGAGCCAATCCCGCATGGCTCCCCACATCTCAGCCCTTTTGTTGCCCCACATCACCGGGTTCTTCGCCTTCCAGCCAAAGTTGACACCTCGCACCTTGTACTTCTGCTCAGTGAGTCTGTCAAGAACACCGTACCCAAGACCGCCTTCATCGATCACAGTCAGCGCCGGTCGGTACTCCTCAATGGCGTCAATGATGTGACCCACGGTGGTCATTGTGTCATCGCCCCTGTATCGCTTGATCGCCACGATGTCCCGCGCACGTCGCACAACGATGACGGTTGAATCTGCCCCTCCTCGTGCCGGGTCCACACCAATTACAACAGGTGCCGTCATGTCCTTGTGCTGCGGACGCCTCATGGCGTCGTCGACCAAGTGTGGTGCGATGAACTGATCTTGACCAGACTTTGGAAAGTCCCCGTAGACTTCCACACGCGCCTCATCGGAGTCCTCACCATACTCATCGATGATCTGCTGATAGATGGTCTTGTCGGTACCTTCGACCGTGCGGGCATCGATCTTTTCGGACTCCCAGAATTCGCGCTTACTGCCCTCCACGGCCTCGTAGAAATACCCGGTGTTGCGCCGACCATTGGAGAACGCAAGCCAGTATCGGTCAGGGATGTCTTCAGTAAAGAAGCCCGCTGCAACGGACCAGATGGAATCAGGTATCCCACTGGCTTCGTCGAAAATCACCATCATGCCGTCCATGTTGTGCGCTCCTGCGTAGGCGTCCGGGTTCTCCTCGCTCCACAGCTTGCCCTCAGCTCCCCAGTACCGGGTGCCTTTCTTCAGGTCGCGCTCAACCAGTTCAGTCAACCAGTTTGCCGGGCTCAGACTCGTAGCCGTCGGCTCCCACCAGTGAGAGTTGATCGCCATCGTGACCCACTTGGTCAACTCACCCCAAGTCACTTTGCGCAACTGACTCTCGCTGTTGGCCGACACGATCACTGACGATCCGATCCGCGTAGTCAGCATCCAGATGATCAACCATGACACCAGAGCAGATTTACCGACACCGCGACCAGACGACACAGCACGACGTAGAGCGTCCATCATCTCACCATCAGACTTCTTCCCCCTGTTGTCCCGGATGACCTGTGCAACACGTCGAAGCGTCCTGCGCTGCCAGGCACGAGGGGCCTTGAAGTGCTCAAGGGGAGTGTTCTTCTGCCCCCACGGAAACGCGAACAGTACGAACGCTTCAGGGTCATCCTTGACGGTTGGGCTCCACAACTGCGACATCAGCAGTTGCTCGTCCTCATGGGAGTACCGCATTTTTTGCAAGTCATGCTCCCGGTCGATGTGAGTGGAAAATCATTGCGGCAGTCTGATACGCCACCGATGCTTGATCGGGTGTCTTGTAATACCCAAGGGTAGTGCGGCGGCGATTTACTTGAATTTCGGCTTTCCACAGCCCGCTTTTCTTGTGCAGCGTCACGCCCTTGTACCCGGACGTGTTGTTGATGTGAGCCACCTGATTCTGCTGGTTTTGACTCAAGTTCACCAGTCGAAGGTTGGTCAATCGGTTGTTTGACGGGTTGCGGTCAACGTGATCAACCACACTTGGGTACTCACCGTAGACGTGCAACCACGCCAGCCGATGCGCGTAATACTGTCGGCCGCCGATGCCGATCTTGATGTACCCATCATTTCGGCGAGTGCCAACAACATCACCAACCACAACGCGACAACGCCTCACTCTGCTGGTGAATCGCCCTGTTTCGGGGTCGTAGTCGATGAGTCGGCGCAACTCAGCAGCGGAAATGTTTTTGGTAGTCATGATGCAATTATAGCGCACTCTTGCATCAGTCGTTCTCCAATCTCGGGGTCACGTCAACCACCTCGGCCTCGATCACCCGAGCTTGTGCCTGCGCCAGCGCCTCAGTGATCGAGATTGTCCCGCCAAGCTCGATCTGCTTGGACTCACCATACCGCTTCTTGTTGTGTGCGCTCATGAGCCATTTGCGGGTATCAATTCGCAACCTATCCCGATTCACGGTGTCGTTCGATGATGGGTCCACGGACTCCAACCCATCAGCAATCTCCAGAATCTCCCCGGCAAGGAACTCTGTGCGCATCTCCTGCGCCTCCTTGAACCGTTCATGTCGCTGAGGATCACGCTTGATCCAGCGCAGAAAGCCCTCATACGACACGACGCGGGGGTCACCCTCGATCAATGACTGCAAGGATCGGCCACGATAGATGTCCTCGATCACCCGCTCGAAAATTTGCTCATACTCGACGTGCATCAAGGCTTTGGTGTCAAGTGTTGGCGCAGGCGGTTTAGGGTCCGGGAATGATAGCCAGTTCGGGAGACAGGATTCACCAGTGACAGCCATGCTCATCTTTCCCCTACCATTCAAGGACTATCCTCATCGTTACATGTTGCCCTGAGTCGTTCCGAGATTGCAAGCCCACGCAGGAAAGTGCATCGAGTTCTACGCATCGGTCATCAGTCCATACGAGTGGCGTATTCACCTGACATCGCGCAGTCATACGCAAACCTCATACCCGGTTCTATCCTTCCAATGCGCCAGCGCCATTTCCCCCGGCAAGATGGGTATCATCCGCGTCTTCTCCTTCACCTTCACAGCTCTTTCCTCACCTTGCCTTTTCTTCGCCGCTCGCACAGCTTTGCAACGACAGCAGTGCACCCTCGGACTGCGTAGTCGATCGAAATCCGTGAACTCGTCCTGATCCTCTGTCCCGCAGGTGAGACACTTGCAGTGGTGCGCAAGGTGCGCGTTGTGCTCGAATATGAGCTGGGTTCTCTTGCGTCCCATCAGCACCTCTCGTCGCACGGGCAGGCACCGCACGTCTCACATACGCACGGGGAGTAATTGCACCCGCTTGCTGCAACACCATCGCAAGTTGGTTCTCCGCAGTCGGGGCACTCTCCGTCAGCAGGTTCTCCTTTGCGCAGATAATTCCACCCATCACTACACATCGTCGTCACCTCCTCTAATTATATCGACTCATCTTTGAATCAGTCCCCTTCATCTTGTCGAAGCTGCGCATCCCGGCGATGCCGAGTAGGCCGCTGACCATTGCGAACAGCACATCCCCATCGAGCACTGGCGGGATGGTGGTGCCGGCCGGCAGCGTGCCGCGTGCGATCAGGATCGGCCAGACCCACGTCAGCAGCGGGTAGAGCAGAAACTGATAGGCCATGCCGAAGCCGCCGACCCAGCCGATGAACGGCCGCCAGCCGGCCACGAAGACGCTGGCGTGCTGCGCCTCGGCCTTGTTGACCTCGATCTGCGACTGGATCAGCCCTGCTTCGATCTTCTTCTCCTCGAGCGCCAGTGTCAGCCGCTCCTTGTCGGTGGTGATCAGATCATCGGCAATCTTGCCGACCCCGCAGATCATCTGCGCCGAACATTGGTCAGCTCCCTAAGCGTGCGGTTGATCCAGCCCAGCAGGAATTTGCTCTGCGTCCGGTCTCGGTTGCAGATTTCCGCATAGCGCGACACCTTGGCCAGCGCGTACTTGAGCGCGAACAGTTCGGGGTCACAGCCGTTGAGTGCGGCCAGCGTCCTGGGACCGATGTCGCCATCCGGCACCACCCCCACGACGATCTGCGCCAGCTTGGCAGCCGTGCCGCTGCCGGCGTTGACAGCGAAATCGAACAGGGTCTCGGCAATGGTCTGGTGAGTGATGGCATCGCCGGCGATGCGATTCCAGAATTCGCGGCGGTAGAAATCGCGCACGCTCTGGGTCAGCTCGACCTGAGTCAGGTCATTGGCATCAACGTAGCGCCAGCCCGGCCAGTCGGGGTGGGCATTGCGGGCGATGCCGGCGTAGGTCTGCCCGCCACGGTCGCCCGCAATGTTGGTGAGTTTGAACCCGCCTTCGTTGCGGATCATCTTGTCAAAGGCGAAGTTGAAATTGGCCATGTCGGAATCCTGAGCAGGGGGTCTAAATGTAGTTGGGCACCTGCGGTAACGGATACCAGTGCGTCACGGTCCTATCGTCGTCCCCTTGGTGCGGGAATGTCCACTGTGCAAACGCATTGCTTGCCCCATGCCAGTAGGTCGCCCACGCAGTCAAAATTGAGCCGTCGTCACACAGCACGGCCACCGTTCCGTCTTCCTCTTTCGGCAGCCGCCGCTTTGCAGAAATCCACTTCGTCATCGTCTTTCCTCTCCGGGCCAGTGCCCAACCAATCATTCCAGCCGAGGCCAGCAAGCGGCGTCGGTCTTGTGTTGCGTTACCGTGGCCCGGCTGAATTCAACCGTTAG